AATTAATTGATTTAGTAGGTAAATGGACAGATAACCTACGAAATTCATCTTTTAAAAACAATTCGCTTGTCTTTAAACTAAAAAAAAATAAAAGAAAAGTTGCTAAATTAATTGAATACTCATTAATCATTTTTATTTTCTGGGGTAGCTTACAAACTTTAGTTATGTATTTATCTCAGCAAAACTATAATAACTTTCAGAATACAGCCAGTGTGCTTATCTCAAATATTGCTTATGCTATTGGAATTATGGCTTTTACTTGGATAATGAGCTTCAAATTTTCTAATTTTATCGCCAGATCAATTTTTAAATCTTTAGAAGAATATGGAGATGTTCATATCTTTAACATCACAAAAAAAGATCAAGATAGGCAAGGAAAACTGAAAAAAGAAAGAAAGTATGCTATCATTAAATTAATCTTAATGGGAATTCTTACAGTGATAACTAACATATTTTTTATGTTTTTAGAAAAAATATTATTTTAGAGGAGGAGTTAACATGTTGAAAAAAATTATTTCTGAGTTAATAGGATTTTTTAGGTACTTAAATAATGAAATTGAACACTCTGATATTTCTCATGAAAGAAATCCTCATGTGTACCCACACTCGTCTTATAGATAAAAATATTGAGATGTCTACCCCTTATGTACCGCCCCTCAAAATCGAGGGGCTTTTTTCATCGTTGTGGAATATTCAAATACCAACGCTTGTCATGAAAATCTTGTGCTCCGCCTTTAGTGTTCCCTTCTGGATCATTCGTTGCACGCATCATGACATAGACTTTCTTATTAGGAAAATTACGCATATTGAAAGATACATGATAACCAACGTTTCCAGAAGTATTATAAGCTTGATTTACGTCTGGTCTATAAATCCCATCAGCTCTTACTCTAGCTAGTTCTTTTCCAGTATTGTAGTCCATAATGAAAATATACTCGTATTTATAGTTAGCGATGTGCCATCCAGCGACGTGTAAGTTCGCATTTTCGATTTCTCCGAACTGATCAATGTGGGCATAATTTGTTCCATCTGTCAGTGTAGGATTTGCTGCACCTGCTCGGGTTGGATCAACGACAGGCTTGTTCTTAGAAGTCGTCGGATTTTTATCTGTAAAACCATGAGCTAAATCGTAAGCCAGTTTCTCCTTACTTATACCCATTTCTGATAAGTATCCATACGGATCTGTATGATCGCCCCAAATGTTTTGTGTTACCCATAAATGCGATTTGATTCCTGGTTGGTTATAAGGAGTGTCCAATGTTAATGGAATACCATATTTTATTGCTGAATCTCTAGCCAATTCAACGTACGCTTTATAATTCTTTTCAAATGTTACTTTATCGTGCGTATGCTGTAGTTCGATTTGCACAGGACTATTTGCATTAGCATATGAACCAGCGCCGTACTGTACATAACCAGGTTGTCCGACTTGGTAAACAATTCCGCCGTCTCCCACAATGTAAGCAGTGTAAGCACTAGTCCATGAACGTTGCATATACTGTGCTTCATTGCGTCCTGTTGCTGTTTCATTAGCCGTTTCATGCAGTAAAATGTACTGATTATTTGCTACTTGAGAGCTACCTTCATTTACACCTAAAGCGAACTCATCGTTGATCGTGTATGCAAAGGTATTTATCGGCAATAAAAAAAGAGCCGTTAATAGGCTCAATGACAATACTATTTTCTTTTTCATTTGTTTCCTCCTATTTTTTCAAATTATAAGCCGACACACCAGTGATAACACCTAAGAATGTTGCTGCTGCATTGATAGTGAGTACTGTCATATCTGTTCCATTCCATCCATATGCTTTGCCTAACATGGCTACTAAAGCAGATGCAGCTGGTAATACTGTTAAAACCGTCCATTTAATGACTTGATAATATTTGTCTGGTAAAATCATTTCTTCTGACCTCCTTTACAATTTAGTCAAGAAATAGCCAATGATCGTAATGCCTAAACCGATCATGTAACCCCACGACCATTTATTATTGGCTTTCATTTCTTTGATATCTTCTGCGTTGTTTAGCGCTACTGAGTAGGCTTTGTCTGCCAAATCTTTTGCACTATCAGCTTTTTCTCTAAGTGATTCGTAGTTGTCTAATTTTGTTTCAATTCTTACTAGCCTTTCTACAACGTCTTGAAGTGCTTCTTCTTTCATGTTTCACCAACTTTCCAACAAAAAAGCACATCACTTAAGATGCGCTCTCTTCTTTGCTAATGATTTTATCTGCTTCTTCGTCTGTAATGCATAGTGGAACGAATAGACGAACTTGATCGTCAGTAAAACAGCCCCAATCATACATCATTTTCACATCGCTAAAACTAAACATACTACTCACCTCCCTTTGAAGCTGGATTTAGTTGCTCTTTAATTTCTGAAATATCTTTGCTATTTTGTAACGAAGCAAGCATCATTTTTGAATTGATTTGTGCTAAACTACCCGCTTTTTCTTTCAATGCAGCATTTTCCTGTTTAATCGCTACATCGTTTAGCATGATTTTGGCATTGAGCTGCTTTAGGTTATCGTTTTCATGTTCCAGAGCCTCATACATCGCTTTGAGATTGTTTAAATCGTTGTGATCTAACGCGTTCGCTAAAACAATCCATTGATTCAATTTAGGATCAAACATCTGATCAGCAATCGTTAGCGGTTCGCCATCTGAACGAACCCCTTCGAGCGGTGGCTGATCTGTGTAAGGAACGGATACAAGCATGTCGTCCAATACTTTTCCTGCATACTCTCCGCCAGTACGGCCATATTTCCAAATGTTTTTCATTTATTTCCCTCCCAGTAATTGAATTTCGGTTTCCAATTTGGAATCGGTGGTTCGACTTCTGTACATTCTTCCGGTAAATGTTCTTCATCATTCACAATGATTTGCTCGAATCCGTAAGGTTCAATTGGTCTATATGCTGCCTTCATATCGATTCACGCCTTTCTAAATCGTGTAAGTAATTGCAAAGGTATAATCCGATCCATAACTTGAGTTTCTTCGCCATTTAATGGCTCCATCTGCACCAATAGATAACTGAGCACTGTTCAAAGTAGAACGGTCTATCGAGCCAACCAGTTGCTCAAAACTAATTGGTGGCCGATAGCCTTCTGGAATTGTTAGTATCGTTGAATCATTTCCACCACTGCTTTTCCCATTCAACGCAAAAAAATAAATAGTGACGGTTTTTCCTTCACGATAAAGCTTTGCTGATCCGGTATTCCCGTTTGTAACTGTTAAGGTTACGACTTCATATTTGTTGTCGTCTGATGTCAATACAGATTTTCCTTTTGATTGAATACCATCTTCGAAATTTTTCAATCCTTCGATGGATTGCGGTTCAGTCAGACTAACCGTATTATTCAAGCCTTTTTCAGTATATTCAGGCATGATGTCCCAGCTGTAGTCGTTCGGATTGTTGCTATCTTTCAATCCTTCACCAAAGTATTTATATTCACTAATATTTGGGGTTCGTGTGTCGCCTTTTTCAATTTTGAGCCAGTCAATTTTAACAGGACCTAAAGAAGTATTTGGCGTTTGAGAAAGGTATACCCATTTTGTGTTCTCCCCTAGCTGTTTTATTGACACAGTGGCGACCCATGTATCAACCAATCCTTCAACTGGTTTAAAGTCACCGAATTGTTTTTGAGTTAAATAAACCCTAATCGTTTGTGAGACAGGCTTAGTTGCTTTTATCGTCACAGTATAAGTTTCACCTAAAACAAAATCCTCTGATGCATTTTTTGCATAGAGTGCCTCGTTACTCAGCGTGATTGGGAATTTAACTGTAGGATTAGCAATATTCTCACCCAAAGGCTTATTACTCAAATAATACGGCGCATCTAGTAAGTTTGGCTGATACGGAGTTGCCGTATCACTCGTTGACGTTACTTTCTCAATCTTAATATCATAGCCAATATACAATTTCCCTGTTTGATTTGTATCTTGATAAACTTGCAAGAAGGGTGCAAATTTACCATCTGACATGTTGCTAGGAACGGTGAATGCTTTTTTGATAAGTTGCCATTTTCCACGACAATCAGCGTTAGGTGTCATTAGCCAAGGACGCGTAGTTGTTACGCCGTCGTTTACATTATATGGATAAATAGGACTACCACCGTAATCCGTTCCAAAATCTTCGGATATCATCATCGGGATGGTTACCATATAAGTAGCGCCTTTTTCTAAGCGTCCTAATAATGGAATAAAAACGTTTGTCGTGTTTGTTGGCACGAAAGATGGATCGGTTCTGTCAATAACGAAAAACGTCCCGCCATCTTTTATATAAGGCGGTGGCGTTTGAATCATGTAGTTCGTTCCGCTTAGCTTAGAAAAGTCTAGGTTAGGCATTAAGTTAGCTCTCCCCGAATAATCATAGTCCCCGAAGTCGATGCTGTTACTGTACATCTTTTTCAGCTTGCCGAGATCGCCGATTTGCTGATTGGTTTGATCAATACGATCATTTACTTGCTTATTTGATTCATTTATCAATCTTACTAATTCGTTATATCTCGAGTAGATTTGATCGTATTGGACCTGTTTATCACTAATGAACTGATTGAAAGTGGTTTGCATTTCACTCTGTAATTTTTCCAATGAAGAAATATAGTATTTCGCTTGCTCCGAATTAATATCCACTCGTTCTAACACGTCTATGATGAAGTTCTGAAAAGTTACTTTTTTGCCGTTAGGATCTACATATTCAAAATATGCTTGTTTGAATTGATGACTCGTGCTGAAATTTGACTTAGTGAACGTGTAACTAATTAACCCATTAGTCGAATCGATTATTTCTGGTTCTCCCTCGGTATAGTTACCGTTTGAAACTTCGCCCACAAATTTCAAAGTACCGTTTAGATTAATTACAAAAGGTGTAATTTCATCTTCCTCAAGAAGTTGTACATTGATTGTTGTGAGCCCCCCATCGCCAACTCTACCAACAACACGGTGACGTAGATAAGGCTGTCTCTTATTTGCAGATAATTTAATTTCTAAATTTGCCACTCTTCCATACCTCCTAACTAAAAAGAAACTATATACCTAAGCACCATATTTGCGTTATCTCCACTTGCATTGCTTGCTGCACCTGTAAATATATTAGTATTCGAATTATAGTTTATTCGTTTACTAAACCACTTTTTGTGATAGTCATCAAATCCTGAAACAATTTCTCCTAAAACATTAGTAACAGTTACACGTTCCTTATAAAAAGGTGTGGTTACATATCTATCCTCAATTGCTTGCCCGTTTTCGTACGGGAGCCATACTAATAAAAAACCTGAAACTGTCTGCCAAATTTTTTTTGAAGGTTGGACAGTTTGAGTATTATGCATTAACGCAGTCCCCCTCCACAAAATTTCTCCTTTAGAGAGAGTCAGCTCGTAACTATCCGATATCTTTGAGATTGAAACAGTTGATCCAGTAGAAGTAACTGAGCATAGTGGTAAATTATAGACCTTATCACCATTGTTTAAATTACCTTTTATAACTTTTGTTATAAATTCTAGCTTGACTTGATTATTAGTCCATTCATATTCTTCCGATTCTGGAAGAATAGATCCAGGTATAACTTCTTGTGTCAAATCCACTGTTAATGCTATATAACCACTTGAGTTTGCTGGAACTGTTATACTTTCTTCTTGTCGAACAACGACCATACGACCTTGAATAATCGCTGCTCCTGCAGCAACTTTTACTGTTAATCCGCTTGAAGATAAATTCATAGACTGATCGTAACCATCAATAACCTGATTTTTCCGATTATATAAAACGTGATAAAGTCTAGCATCATTTTCTGCGCTTACTTTCACGTTTTCAAATTGATATCCATCCACATTGCTAACCATTCTTTATCCCCCCATTATCTTCAAAATAATCCATAAAACGACTTCTTATGTTTCCGAAAGTCAATTCCACAAACTCCTTATCACTTGATATTCGCCAAGCTGTCAAAACCGACTTGTATATCTTTCCTTTATAAGAAATCGTGGCAAACATCCCTGTTTCAATCGTTTCGACATTCAAATTTTTTGCATTTCTTACAACGTTCACTTTGATTTCATGCGAATACGTATTGCCTTTCAACTCTGATTTTGCCACATCTTCGTAGGATGCTTTATCTTCTGCGGTTTGATCGTAGATATTAACCAAATTGACAGTTGGTTTCGTGATATTTTCTTTCGATCCATCTTGTGTCAAATTGTTTTCTTCGTCCAAATACCATGTTGACAGTATTATCGGTTTCTCTATATCTTTCATTGCTTTATCAACGATTAATAGCTTGTTCTCGTTTCCAGCGCCAGGCGCCTGAACAAACACATCCCAATCGCTAAATTCAGAAGAATTGTCTTTAATGTAAATTGATTCATTTACAGCACGTATGCCTGTATAGATTTTTCTGTTTTGAATTCCCTTGAAATACCATTTTACGTTGTATTTTTTGAAACCATTGAGAATATACGCACTTAACTTGTGTTTATTCGTATCGGTAGCTTGATACGAATGAGAGGTCGCACTTTCTGCTTTGACGTCTAAAATATCTTTTAGTTGTTTCGTTGGATCATTCAGCAAATAGTATTCAATCAACCGCCGGATATGCTCTTCGTAGTTATCTCCTGACACACGTGCAGTCGGTATCTCACTATCAGCTAAACTAAGTAAGCTTTTACAACTGATTTTTTCGTCTTCCTGCGACGTAATTACACCAAAATATGCAAATTTTCCACTAGGAATATATTTTGCTAGTAGAAAATCGCCTGTTTTTACAGGAACGTACTTATCCATCGTAAAGCTACTAGCCTCTTCGTTGATCTCGTCCGCACCAAATTCAAAACTGTTAGAGAATAAATGTTCGTTATAAAGCATTAAATCACGATGAAAAAGCGTGACTGCTAAAATCAAAACAGATCACGCTCCTCGTATAACTCAATCTCTACGTCTGCCCCCCCAACATGAAACACAATGCTGAATTCTCCAGTTGGGGCCTGAACAAAATTAGTTTTTGTATAATCCTGTTGTTGGTAGACAGAAGATTCTACCCCTGCAATATCTTTTAAAATCGCCGTTGTATCTTCAAAAAGGCTTGATACTTCTAGAGTCTGTGTTTCAGTCATATCTATGAAGTATCCATCCGTTGCGATGATTTGTGAGTTTTGGATTACTTCCCAATACGGATTTGAACACTTCCCAATCACACGAATTTTTAGCGGGGACATCCGTTCCTTGCTATTCGTTAGGTATACAGAATTATTATTGAATTTGAATACACCTTTTTTCTCCCACAAGTTTTGAGTGTAGATATAAGATCTTTTATACGGAAAAACCTTGCCACGTGTTTTCACTACATTCGGTCGCTGAATTAATTTTTCGCGTTTTACGGAATACCAGTTTGATGTGAAATATAGTTCTAAAGTGTCTGTTAGTAACGATGTTTTCGGATCGATTTCAGTCTTACTTAAAGATTTTAGACTGCATCTTCTTACCATTGTTTCGCCGTCAAAAGCAAATTCCAGTTCAAACGGACCTTCCGATAGGAACTGCACAAGTGAATTGTACAGTTCTTTTTCTCGAAACCCATGCACAGAAATGATTACAGATGACTGAAATTCAGATATTTCAACGCTCTCACTGCTTTCTCTGAAATTCCCCCACTGTCCCACATGTTCTTTTTTTACTTCAAACCCCATATTACTCAACCCAGTAGCAAAATAGTCTTCTGTGGACAAATCAATTTCTTCGTTTATTCTATTTCTCAGTAATACAGTTCGCATCTACATCCTCCTAACCAAGATCTTCTGAATATCTAAAGCTAAATCTCTATCAGTTCGGCTATTTCCTTTGAAAAATGCCAGCAATAACGATAACAGCTGATTCGTTGTTGCCGCCTGTTTTTCAATGGCTTCTAGGATTTCGTAATCACTGGAAACAGTTGTCGCATTTCCATAAGTTTTAGGAGAAACTCCTAGTTTGTCCATTGCGATAGACAATAATTGCATTGCTCTTGATCGTTTAGCCTTATCTAACGGAATAATAATTTCTGGCTTGTTTCCTTCTGCGATTTCCGCAATTTGATGTTGGTTTACAATTCCACCGTTTGCGTAACCATGACCACGATAAGCATTTCTTAGTGAGCCATATCTTGACAACGCATATCTAATTGAAGCTAAGATGTTAGATAGTGGGTCATAGATATTACTATTGAATCCTGGCATTGCATACTGTCTGAATGTTGGGTCAATCATTTGAAGTAATCCTTTAGAAGGTGTGCCGTTTTTAGCGTTAATATCCCAGTTGTTAATTGCTCTAGGATTACCATTTGACTCTGTACGCATTTGGTTCAGCAATGCGTTTAAGTTTGCAGTACTGTATTGACCAGTCATTTTCAACGCTCTAATTGCTACATTTCGCCAGCGTTCTACGCCACTCCCACCAACGCTATCGCCACCGCTAACAAGTCCGCCCTGCGGATCTCTAACACCGTTCAAATGCACGTGGTCGTAGTGGTCGCCATCAGGCCATGTCCGCCAATCATCATGCACACCTGTACCTGATTGCCCTGAACGGTCACGAACTTTCCCATTAGTGATTACGTAGCCGATTTTGTTTGCAAACTTCTCAAATGCGTAATTGGCTGCTTCTGTGTATCTAGGGGAACCATTCACGACTCCCGGTAGCGCAATATCAATTGCATTGTGCTTTCCGTGTGAGTATGGATCGCCTTCACGATAACCTGAGGTTACTTGAAAGCCCGGGAATTTCTTCATTACTGCAACTGCAACGTCCGCCAAGTATTTGTAAACGCCTTGTATGCCCATTGAAGTGTCTAAACTGCCACTGCTGAATAGTTCTGTGATTTTGTTCGTCAATGCTTCGGTAGCCTTGCTTAGAATACCTTTACCAACATCTAAAGGATATTTGACAAGCCCTTCCAGTACGCCAAGACCATTTAACACTTTCCTAGCCAACGCTCCCGGGTCTGTTACAAAATCCCATACATCGCCGGCTACATCTTTCAGCTTGTTTCCAACATCTCCAGCAAATCCTTTGACGTTGTTCCATAGATTTCCGAAAAAGCCTGTACCTTTGGCGTATCTATATCTTGGTGCTTTGTTTCCAGTCATATAAGCTGTTTCTTCAGCTGTTAGAACGTGTGTGCCTTTTGGTGCATTCAACACTACGTTTCGCCCTCGTGGGATAAATGCTTGTCCGGTAGGTGTGATTACCGCTTCAGCACCTCTACCGTCATTTACCATCATAGGCCCGCCCGGATGACCTCCGTTTGGTGTACCGTTAGCGTATTGTGGTACATCCCATTCTTGTAGAGGTTCAGCTCCCAATTTCTCAAGCACCCATGACGCTCCATGGATGATTGCGTTAACTGGTTCACCTATCGCTTTAAGTGCTGCGTTGAAAATACTTTTGAACGCATCAACAATAGCATTTTTACCGCCAATAATGGCATCCTTCATCTTCGTCGGTAGTTCTGAAAACCAATTGAATACTGTATCAATACCGCTACGGAAGCTGTCTTTGATACCGTTCCACAGGTTACCGATTGCATCAGAAACATTGTTCTTCAATTCAATTGCTTTGTTGAAAATGTTTTTTACCCAGCCAACTACCTTATTCCAAGTGTCTCCAACGCCATTGTTGAAGAAGCTTTTCACGCTGTTCCACAGGTTTTGGATGAAATTGCCAAACGTGGTTTTCAGGTTGCCAGCTTTGCCCAACAGATTCATTACCCAATTGACTAGCTTATCCCAAGTGTTGGAAATACCTTCAATAAAGAAAGTTTTAGTGCTTTCCCATAGCCCTTTTATTGAGCCTGAAAAACCAGTCCACAAACCTTTTACTCCTTCTAAAATCCGTTTGAAGAATAGTATTTGAATCCAGTTCCATACTGCTTGGATAGAACCCCAAAACAATTGTTTTACTCCTTCCCACATCTTAGAAAAATCGCCTGTAAATAAACCAGTGAAGATTTTGATAGCACCTTGAATGACGTTCATAATCCCTTCGACTAAACCTATTATATTGTCAATGAACCCCATGACTAAATCCATAACGATTTTTACAACGGGCTGTATAAACGTAAAAAAGTTCTTGATTGCTTCAATAATCTGTTTACCATTTTCATTCCAAAATGTGGTCATCGATTTTCCAATTTTAGAAAAAGCTCCGCCTATCTTTTCTATAATGGGCATTATATATGGCGACAAAGTATCGAAAATTCCTTTTGCAATTTGCCATCCAATTTCTATTCCGTTTTTTATGGTTGTCATAGTACCATCAAAATATGTTTTGAGATTGTCGAAAACATCCTTTATCTTAGAGATTGTTTCTGGGGAAAAACCTAGTTTAGCCAGAACGTCTCCCATATCCGCTTTACCTTTGAATACGTCAAACAATGTCTTAACCGCGTTCTTTATTTTTTCTATGGTATCTTGTGCGAAAGTAACCATTTCTGGTGGGAAAATTTTAGTTAGAATATCAAAGCCTTGCTTTGCTTGATCTCCATCTAACGTTCCAAACAGCGTTCCAAAAGCAGATGCTGCTACTTCAGCTCCTTTTTTCAACATGTCAAATACAGGTTGAGCAACGTTTTTTATGCTTTCCATTGCTGGCTTGATTTTGGTTGTTAAGTTGTCAATCCCTTTGCCTATGTCGCCAATTAAAGAAGTGATATTGCCTTTGCCGAAAGCATTAATTATTTCATTAATCATATTTACGGCGCTGGCTTGCAGATTTCCAACCGCCCCCTCAATCGTAGCTGTGGAACCTGCTGCCTTTTTAGCTACATCAGTCATACCTAATTGCATGAATGCTTCATTCAATTCTTCGGCAGAGATTTCTCCGTTTGCCATAGCCTCGCGGAAGTCTCCGTCAGTATAAGCGCCCATTTCTTTCAATGCTTGTTGAATTTTCCCTGAAGCGCCCGGAATGGCATCCGCAATCTGATTAAAGTTTTCAGTTGTTAATTTGCCAGCACCGACAGTTTGTGTCATTGCCATTGCTACCGATTTGAACGTATCTGCGTTACCACCTGAAACGGCATTGACATTACCGATTGCCTGCGTTAGACCATCAAAGTCTTTCACACCGTTGGCTGCCAACTGTGCAGTCGTATTCATTACGTCGCCTAGTTCATAAACCGTTTGGTCGGCGTAATCTTTCATCACTGTTTTAGATTCTTCAATTTTTGAATTATCTATACCAGCAAATTGCATTGTTTGAACAAACTTGTCCATTGAATCGGAAGCCTCTACTGCTTCATCTGTCAACCCCATGAAACTGTTAACAACACCACTAACTGCTTGTGAAGCTAATCCAGCAACTGCACCAAACGAAAATGCGCTTTTTAGCGAGCCTAATTTGTCTTTTAGCCCGTCCAGTTTCCTAGCTGACCTTGTGGACTTGTCGCCAAAATCTTCTATTTCTTTTCCTGATTGATCACTGGACCTTTCGAGTGTTTCTAATTGTCTACTGGATATTTGGCTTTGTCGTTCTAACTTTTCTAGTGCCCTTTTTGCATCTTCGGTTTCATCTGCTGAATCGCCAAACTCATCAGCCATCAGTTTCACAACTTTGCGCTGTTCTTCGATAGCTTTCTCGGATAATTCCGTTTGTTTGGCTAGCCCTTTTTGTTTTGCTTCAAACGCACCAGATTCATCACCAGCGGCTTTCAACGCTTTGACTTCGGCGTTCATTTGCCGTTCATTTTCTTTGATTTCATCAGATAAATCATTGACGGCTGTTTTGGAATACACCAATTCTTTTTTTGTGTCATTCAACTGGCGACTGTAAGCATTATATTTTGCGGTAGCATTGTTTATCTGTGTGTTAAGGTTAGCAACTTGTTTCGATTCCTCGCCATACTTGCTAATCGCTTCATCACGGCGCTTTGTTAATTCTCTTACTTTGGCGTTTTGCCCTTCCATAACCGTAGACAAGTCTTTCGTCTTTTGACTAAGTGCTTCGTATGAACGTCCTGCTGAATCATAAGCCTTTAGATTGGCACGCATATTCGACTCAGCTTGTTTGACTTTCGCATTGATTTCGTCCAGCGTGTTACCAAAATTAGTGCTATCTAAACTAATCCCTAACTTGATATTTCCTGCCGGTTGTCCTTTTCCTGCCATTATTTACCTCCTTCCTCAAGTTTTACCAAGTCTTCAGCCGATAAAAATTGTTTGATAAAATCAGCACCATCTACATATTCTTCGCCACTCTCCACTTCTCCAAAAAGGTGTAACAAATAATGATAGTCGGCTTCGTCCACATCTCTCATCGTCCAACCTGCTTCGATTAAATCTTTGTAGATTTGATCCATTGCTTTCCTAGCTTCAGAAAAACTTATTTCTTTTTGCTCGCCGTCTGCTTTTTTTCATTGTTTCCCAGTTCATTGATTTGTTCAAAAACACTTTCTAATGCCGGTACTAACTCGCTCGCAGTCAAACCGTCTAAAATAGCATCAAATGTAACTGCTGGATCTTGGAAAATATCTGCTGTAATTGCAATCATTGAATCAATTGCTTCTAAATCAGTTAGGTCTGCTTTTTCCGCTTTCTCGTAAAATTTGATACACTCACGCATTGCACGTGCGGAAATATCTTGTTGTTTGAATGTTTTTTTCTTTCCGTCAAGTTTCAATTGCAATTCAATCATTTGTTTTCCTCCTTGTTTTTTACAAAAAAATAAGGCTAGCCAAAAATGGCTAACCCTCTGTTTGTGTTGCTGCCCCTGTATCTTCTTTAATTGGTGTAGATGCAGGGTTAACTACTCCCCCGCTTTGTTATTTACCAAGTCCTTGAATTTAGCCAGAGTCATCGTTTCTGATTCTACGGCTGTTAAGTATACATAGCCACGTTCATCAGAAATGAATTCCCCTTCGATAGAATCGGTTTGCAATTCTACCCCTTTGTCTTCAGCTGTTTTCATGTCGATATCTGGATGACTGAATTTTCCTTTTGTCAATCCCATGAATAAGCGTTTTCCTTCTTTGTTCGCTGTAACCATGACTACCGACACGTAAGGCGCTTCAGTTTCTGAACCAATTACATTTACACCATCCACGGTTTTAGCACCAATGATTTCGCTGTAAATGCCGTTATCCATTAAGTCTGCCACGTCAAGCGTAACTTTTGGCGACGAAACCCCTTTACTTGCAATGAAGAACGGTACGTTTGAAGCGTATGTTGTGTTAGAAGTTGCGCCTAATCCAGTAATTTTAGCTTCGATCGCTCCGCCTTTCGACTTATCTGCTACTAATTCTTTTAGAGTGCCGTCTGCACCTGTTTTTACGACAAAAGTGATGCTCTCAAATCCTACTGTTGCCATCTATTTTCTCTCCTTTTAATTTAGTGAAATATTTGCTACATATCGTTTGATAATCCGCTTTGCACCTTCCAAGTCCTCGTCATCTGTTTGTTCCGTGTATGCGCATTGCCAACCATTCCCTCTCATAACCTCATCAAGGGCAAAATAAAAGGCATCAACCTCTTTCATGGTTGACACCCATACATCTACCTGTACGTTAAATTGAATGGTCAAAGGATTGTTGCTTGCAAAATCTTCATAGTTGCCGGATATCTCTGTAATTCTGCCAACTGGAAGGCTAGGTACTGTTTGAGCTGATTCCGGAACACTATTGGTGTAAAAATCAATGTTCTTTGTTTTTTCATTGCTATTCAGAATTGAATAGACTTGTGATACTGCCGTTTTCAAAGTCCTAGCCTCCTTTTTACTTCGTCAGCAATGATTTGTGTTACTTGTTTTTCGATTTGCTTTTGTGTTTTTTGTACGAAACCTTTTGGACGTTGTTTGATTGTTCCAAACTCGATAAAGTGCATCCGCCAAGAAACATCTTTGTCATAGCCGACTTCTATCAATCCGTTTTTTACCGAGCTTGTAACCACATGGTTCTTAGCATGTTCTTGCATATACGAACCACGTTTACCATTTGACTTCGTTCCATCCCAGTAAGGTGTGTTTTGTCGTAACTTTTCTTGAGCGTACTCCCCAGCTTTTCTAAGTGCTGGGCTTTCCACTCGTTGAACGTTTGCTTTTACTTCCCTAAGCGCTTTGTACACTTCGGTTGCATCGACTTCTACACTCATTTTGAAACCTCTTTTGCAATGACAGTGGTGAAATCTTTGGCAAACTCGCCCTTGGTGATCGTGATAATCTCAAAAGTTTTGCCTTTCCAACGCACTTTCATATCATTGGTTAGCTCTGATTTTTGTTGGTAGCGGATAATGAACGTCAGTGTTCCTTCCAAAGCCGTACCAATCGACGTCTTAACGTCACTCAAGCGTTGTGTTTGAACGCAAGACCAACACGAAAAAACAGTCTCAGGTGTGGTGACCAGCTGGCCGTCCTCGTCCTTGACTGTCGTATCCTTTATAAAGTCAATACGTTGACTTAGGTCACTCGTCTGTATTAACGCCATGATCTAGCCCCCTCAATTGATGAATTAAAGCAGTCACTCCAAACGGAATCTCCGCGAATGCTTTTTCGCTTGTAGCAATCCGGTTCTCATACCAGTGAGACACCAGCAACGTGACCGCATAGTTAAACCGTTCATCATCTGTTTTTTCGACTTCGATCGATCCAAGAATAAATTTTTCAGCCGTGGACACCAACATTTTTAAAAGCTCGTCGTCCAGATCATGATCAATGCGAAGGTATGTTTTTAGTTCTGCCAGTTCCATTCAATCACCGCCTATTCAGCAGTTACGGTAACTTCACACACCGCAGTTTTTCCGTTTGCAGTTGTTGCAGTGATTGTTGCTGTACCAGCTGCAATACCTGTGATTTTGCCTTGAACCGGCGTTACTGTGGCAATTGCCTCATCGCTAGAACTGTATTTAACCGATTTGTCCGTTGCGTCAGCTGGCAAGACAGTCGCTGACAGTGTTTCTGATGCCCCCACCGCAAGCGTAGTCGTTGTTTTGTTTAACGTTACGCCGGATGGGTCTACGCTTTTGGGCCAAGCGTCACGTAGAACCCAGCTGCGTTATCTGCCACTTGAACGTCAAAACGAATGAAACCTGCCAATAATTGACCATATACATCGTTATCTACCCAACGTACTGAAGCTTGTTGGCGGTCGAAGTATTTAGCAAAAAGTGAAGGGTCGCCCACGAATGCTACTTTGTCACCTGCTTTTGTTCCAATTACATCATCCGCCATTACAACAACTTCACGCCCTAATAGTTTGTAACCCGAAGCAACTGTAACGTCTTGCTGTAACAAGTAACGTCCGTCATTATCTTTCATTTTGTCTAACTCGTTGAAGAAGCTTTGAGAAGCAATGAATTTCACGTTGTAAGCAGGATCAATAGCAACATTCACGATGTCTTTTAGATCATCAATCGTTGTAACAGCTTTCGCAGGTGCTGTTTGTAATTTTTTAGCGATTTCAACGTTTGATGTATTCAAAGATTGACGTTGGATATTTTCAGCGACCAATCCGCCTAAATCGATATCTGAATCGTCTAATGATTCTTGAGAAACTGGAATGTATCCACGGTAAGTGTCAATTTCGTAGTTTACTTTTGTAAATTCAGGGTTAGCTAACGCTGGGTTTTTAGCCAATTCAGCCACAGAGATCATTTTATTTTTGTTAGCTCTCAAAATTGGATATGATCCTGTACCTGTTGTTACTGGCACACGTCCTACGTGTTGACGTAAATCGACAACTGTTTCGGGTTGTTTTTCTGGTTTAGTGATACGGTCAACTGGAATAACTGCTTCTGCTCCGACTGTTGTCAATCCGTCGCGTTTTTCTCCTTTTGTACGAATGAATTGATTGATTGAGCGTGTGTATGTTTCTTTTTTGTCATCTAAGATTACTTCCATTGATCTTTTCTCCTCTTTGTCTTTTTTGTCGATCGGATTTGTGTTGCTTGTTGGTTCTGTACTTTCTTGTTTTTCTGGTTGTGCTTGTTGCTCTTTAGGTTTAGCTTCTTGAATTTCAGTTGCTTTTGTTTCTTCGTCCAACTCTTTCAATTCATCAGCTAAATCTTTTTTCAATTGATCGTCTGTTTCTTTCGATTCTTTTGCTTCTTTGATTTTTGCTAATAAGTCCTTAGCCGTCTCTAAATCGCCTGAATCCAGCGCCTGTTGCGCTTGTTCTTTCAATTTCTCAATATCCAATGTGTTCACTCCTTATTTTTTTGTATAAAAAAGAACCTCTAGTAATTTAGAAGTTCTAGCTCTATCTGTAGTTTTCGTTTTTCTTTTTCATTGATTACTCGTTTCAATGATCGTTGCGCTAAGACTGCATCCGTTCCTTCGTAAGCCGGAATCGAAACAATCGATATTTCGAATAATTCGTCGATCTTATTTAGATTGCGGATATACATTCCATCTTGGTTTTCCCACGTTTGAGAATCATCTTTTACGGCAAAACCGAACGAACATTCGTTGATATCACCACGTTTTATGGATTCGTACAAATCGTTGGCGTAAGAAGTATTTGGCAGTTGACATCTGAAATAAAGTCCTACGTCATCCACTTCCAACTCTAGCGTTTGCGATGACGTTCTTCCTAAAACCATACTTGAATCATGATCGACAAAACAGCGAACATCTGATAAATCGGTCGTATCCAACGCTTGTGGTGAAATTATTTCTTTGAAGCCCCCCAAATCTTTGCTTAATGAATTAAATTTCATTGCGTAGCCCTCAATCGTTCGATTGTCCGTTGACTGGATTTCCGCTAAACTCCGAATTTCCATTTCCACTATTCCCACCTCCTTTCGCTGTGGTTTTCGTGTACAAAACATCCCCATTAGGAATGCTTGGCAATCCGTAATAATCTCTGACCTCATTAATCAGTAGATAACCGTCTCCGCCATTGCCGTCTTCCATTGCTTTATTCATCCTAGAAGCCTTGTCTTGACCAGTTAGCGTTGAGAAATCCAATTCCACATTGATTCCTAACTTAATTGCTAACTCGTCTGTAATCATCTGTGAGAGTGCCCTAAGCGTACTAGAAACGTAGGAATCGTTAGCCGAATCGTCTTTGGTATTGACTAACTCCATACCAAAACGTGACAAAGGAATGCCGAACGCTTTAGCAATTTGTTTTGTCGAGTACACGTTGTTTTGAATCATCTTCAAAATATCCGTATTTAGCTCAAACTGTTTGAATTCCTGTGTATCGTCCAAAACAATTACGCTATTAGCGTTTGAAGCACCGCTGTTTACTTCTTCAAAGTCTTGCTTAATTTGCTTTTTAGACTTGTTATTCAGCGTACCTTTATTGAGCTTCAAAACTCCGCCTGCTTGAATCCCCTTCTTGAAGAAGGAGCTTAGCATTTTGTTCCCATTGTCGAGCATGGAAAGTTCTGTTTTGAGTGCATCCAATGGACTGATACCGGTTTTTCCGTTTACAGTTATATATTTGAAGTGCAACATCTCGCTAGAATCAACACGGTACAAATTTCCTGCTTTGTTTGTGTACTCATACCGCAACACACCTGTCTCTAAATCTTCGTAAACGACGACTTGTGACGGTTTAGCAAACTCTAAGCTATTTTCATGAATGATCGCAAAAGCATTCCCTGACAAAAGCATTTGAGCCGTGATAGCAAACATGAAAGAATATGGTGTCATACTTGCGTTTGGGCACTTGTTCAACATGTCTAACTTTCGAATGTCTGCTTGCTTATTATCGGAAAACTTGAACTTGCTAGCGGCAATATCTCCAGCCAATATCTTTACCGCTGTAAACACATCAGACTGTTCTAGTGCCGTTTCTCCGTCAAAGTTGATGGTCGTGTTCCCATTTACAGTTGAAATGAAGTCGAGCATTGTACTCGAACGACTGGACAAGCTACGTTTTTCCGTTTGGAAAAATAAACCCATTTATCCCACCTCCTTTCAGCTATAATTCTGATTCTCGAACCAAAATAAAAACGGTAAGCATTAAACTAATGCCCACCGTCAGGAATCCGATAATCTGGTTAAACAAAAAAGCTGCGGCTATGAATGAAACTAGCCCTAAAACATACAAAATAATCACGATTAGTCTTAACTTGTTACCATCCAAAGCCATACTCGCCCCTTTCAATCAATTCATTGATATCTTCTTCATCAAAATCATGGTACATTGCCTGCGTGTAAGCATTAATCAACGCATCTAAAGGATCAATCTTATTTCGATTCATTGCCTTATCAATCATGATTGTATCGTTGTTTTCTTTGGTGATTGCGTTTCTGATTGCTCTGTTAAGCAGTGGATTGTTTGAATGGACTGTTTTTCCTTTAATAACGTCCGTTCTAAATTGTTTTGTCGGAACGTTCAAAGTTATCAGCCCTTGTCGCACTTCAATCATTTCTTTCTCGTAGAATTTCGATAGATCAGTAATAACATTACCAGCATTATACGGATCGTAAAAGATACCTTTTAACTCAAAGTTATTACTTTCGATGAAATCAGTAAGCCAATTGACTAAATCGTGATAGTCAATCAATCCGTCTGGACTACTACTAATCGTGCAATAGCCTGCTTGCTCATATTGTCGGTATGGCGTTTTGTCTTCTTTTTCTTTTGCTTCAATTCCGCCACGATTGGCTACAAAGGAATAGCTATCAACAAAAAACTTACTTTCTTCTCTGATTGGAATGACCCACGAAATAGAAGTTAAGTCATTCACTCGTGACAAATCGACACCGATGTAAATCTCACGCCCTGTTAAGTCCGTTTGTTTGATGTAATCAGGAGCAACGGCAGAAGTCCACTCTTCTTCGCTCATATAACTTTCTTGTGAAGATTGAACCCATATGTTGAATTCTTTAGTAAGAACGTTTGATATACTTCCTTTTGCTTTTCCTTCGTCTAAAAGTCGTTTTTTGTTTTCAGTTAGTCGTTCTTTTTGTTCTGATAGTTCCATTAATGGGTTGGACTTTATCCACATGTCAGTGTCCGCTACTTCTTTAGCATTGTCCTGTTCCCAACATAGCGCTAAATACTCATCGCCTACCACTTCTTCTTTTAGCAACTTCGTTACATACTGATACTCTATCGAGTACATTGGATAGTTTAGTTTGCTTGAAGCCGTTGAAATGATAATCGTTAGCGGTTCGATTTGTTGCCCCATTGACGTTTCGATAACATCCATCATTTCCGTTGTTTTAGACAGGGCATACTCATCAAAAATGCCTAATAATGTATCGAGACCGTCCAATGTATCTGCATCAGCAGACAGTGGTTTCATAAATGAATCATCTGTCGTAGTAAGCTCGTTTTGTAGAACCTTTGTAAATTTCTGGATCGCTTTACTTTTTCCACGTAAGGCTTTTAATTGTGACTTAACCATAGTGAAAACGATTTTCGCTTGATCTCGTTTGTTAGCAGTAGCGTATATCTGTCTTGCTTGTCGTGGATTTCGTTCGTAAATTAGACAGTACAGCGCAATCCCTGAAACAATCAACGATTTTCCTTGCTTACGTGCTAGCGAAAGATAGGCTTTTCTGAAACGCTTGGTATTGTCTTTCTTTCTTCGCCAGCCCCATAACATCCCTAGAATGAATTTCTGGAATAGTGCCAACTTATTAGGCTTGCCACTCTTAGGATCTGGAAGCATTGAAATGAATTTTACAATATTTTGAGTGTATTTTGGTTCGTAGTAGTAAGGAAAGTCATCTCGCTTTGACCTCTCGATATCCTTTTTGTGTCTATCAATTGCCATCTGTATCTTCTCACAGACTAAGATATTCCCATTTTCTACTTCATCAATGTATTTTTGAACGTAATCAATCATCACTATCAACTTCGTTCATCATTTCAGCAAACGGATCGTCTGGTTCTTTCTCCATTTCTTGTGGATTGACAATCTTTAGACGTGAGTTGATTGTCAGTCCTAAATCATTAGTTGCTGTTTTCAGTTCTTTAGAGAATGAATTGACAGTATCGATTAAAGGATTTTTACGACCATCGATCAAAAAGCCTTGTTCGTCTAACTCTTTGCTTGCTTTGTCGTATAAGTATGAATAGTTGCAGTAGCGAATCATTGTTTGTTGGTCTAGTTCTGAAATAGGCAAGTCCTGAATGTAGCGAGAGATTCTATCCCATTCTTTTTGTGCTTCTTCTAGCAAACCGATCGGGTAAATTGAAAAGTCCAATCTTGGATAGTTATAGAGTTTTTCTTCTTCTGCTTTCTTGATCGCTATTTCTTCTTTTGTGTAATTCTTTTTGCTTGCATCGAGTAATTTTTTAGGTCTTCCTCGTCCCACATCATCACCTCTTTCAGTCTTTACAAAGTTTTTATAGGGAATTTAATTTACACAAGGGAGGGCATCGATTTTCTTCGTTCTAGCGACATAGGGCGGCTTATTTTTTATCAAAACTATTTTTTAGTATATATTTATATACACTTTAGGCAAAACGCCTTAGAACGCAAATTAGAGCCTTTTAAGGCTATATGCCTTTTTATGCTCTTTGTTGTGGCACGACTGGCAAATACTTTCTAACGTATCGTAGTCTAACCTTTTATCCCAATCTTCTTTTACTTCCGTTTTGTGATGGACTATCGTAGCACTGGTTATTTTCCCATTTCTCAAACACTCCTCACATAGTGGTTGGTCTGCCAGCTTGCTACGTCTTAGCTTCTTCCATTGGCTTGAAGCATAGAAGCGAGCATACTTCATGTTCTCTTTGTTGTGTCTCACTTCTCTGTTGTATGTCTTATCCGCATTACCTTTGTGCTTCTCACAATAACGGTTGGGTAACTCAACGTATTCGCGGCAGATAGACACAGCGCATTTGATTTTAGGCATTCTATATTTCTCTTTTGTGTCCGATTGTTTTCATATCTGTATACTTATCATTAAAGCTAGAAAAGTATTGAATCGTGATGTCGTTAGCTCCATGATCGTTACTGCTAAAGCTATCAGTCTTCCAATGATACGAGATATCTACCAAAGCTTTATTAGGCAGCTCATCCAACCTCTCACCCTTGTAATACACTTCAGGGACCGAATCAGTATCCTTCAGTTTAATTTCTAGAAGATTCTTATTACTTCTATCATCTAACGCCAATTCATCAATCCTCTTTTTGGTTTGTTGCATTAATTTTCTTCTTGTCTCTTCTGTCATTGGTGCTACTTTCTCATAACCAATAAACTCACGAGAAAAGTGTTCAATAGCATAAGCGTTTTGAAGTGGTTTAGCTCTAAGAACAGCTGGATTATTGCTATAAAAACGATCTACTAATAACTTCCCTATAGGAATGGCATCTAAAGCTCTATCAGTAAACACTAAAGCATTGGGATAATCTTCTTGAATTTTGTAAGCTAGACTTGGTGAAGTTACAACGTTATACCCTTCTCTGATATAATCTTTTAATTTCATAGTTTTCCTCCTAAAAACATCTAATAATTACTTGCTAACAACTTGATGTAATCATAGTTATCATTCATTTGATGTACCTCTCAATATTTTGTTGAATATACTCGTCTTTCCAATAGCCATGGCCACAGTAACGAAGATTGTACTTATCGATCTCTTTCGGTGTAGCTTCTCTGGTCATTTCAATGATGGAGTATTTCTTTTTGATTTGTACAGAACGCACAACACGCACTGAACAATCATCAATGGTTCGAGGATATTCATTAGTTAGTGATATATACCAGTAGTTTCTCATTTGGCTTTTCTCCTTCTGCGAAAAGAAATAACTTCATTGTTTTCCTTTCGTTTATATGTATCGCTCTTTATTGGCTTTCGAATTGTTAGGTAAGGTTTGGAATCTGAACCGGCATAAATATAAGTCTCTTCATATCGTTGTTCGAGATATTGTGGGCGATACATTTTATTCACTCCTTATATTGTCCTGTTGTAAATACTATTCACCAGACACTGTCGCAATGACTATCGCGACTAACATAATCAAAATCCATAAACCTATGCCAATCAAAGTCGGCGTAAATACTAGCAGCCAACTCCAGCTGATTAATTTAAATAACTTGGCTATAACGAAGATGATTGTCAAAATGCTTAAAAAGCCTAATTTATTGTTAGTTTCTTTTTCCATTCCTATTCCTCCTTTAGCAAAATAAAAAGACCACTCAAAGAGTGATCTCATATGTAATGCACAGGCAGGGACGTTTCCGATCCTGTGCTTGAGTCATTTGACGATTCATTTGTACCAAATCCCAAAACTCAATCTAACCTAACCAACTATGTAATAGCAACCTACACCGATTCCATCGATTACTATCGACCTCGCCTTGCTCGTGTACTTTGAGCGCCCATTTCCAACCCTCAGTTGCTAAAGTCACTGGCAATGAATCGAACATTGCATGGTCAAATCATAAAACGTTAAGGCCATCCCTCGACGTATTGACCTTATTTTTAAGCGTCTACCCTTTCCGCCACAGTGACATAATGACAATAGACAGCAACGGATGATAGATAATAAGAACAATTTAGAAGGAGTTGAAATTCACATCCTTATTCTTAATATTTCCGCTACTGTCTATCGAAGCTTAATTGTGAAACAATAATAAAACGATGTTCCTTTTATTATTATTTTGTCTCAGACCTATCACTAATCTTTCGACACTACCATAATATCACTGGTAAATGGCTAAAAACCGCCATCATTCCGCCAAAAAACCGCCATTTTTTTATGCGTCAGTCACTATACAAAGTTTGTCTTTGACCTTTAAAGCACAAACACTATAATAGTAGCCACCATTCCCATCATCCGCTGTGCATTCTGCTTTAGCGATCTCATTACGATTATGATAAACAACGACTTCAGCATAAGAAGTATATCCGTCGCCATTATATACACACTTACCTTTATCAAAAATTTTTATATCCGTAATAACCGCATCAAGTTTTACATTTTTGAATTCACCTCCAGCGTATGCGCAGCAATCATACTCGCTACATACAACTTCTAATTTTGTTCCATCTTCTAAAATTAATTCACTCTCTGACCATTCTACGATTTTTTTGAAAATAAGATCTTTTTTCAACTCTTTCAATGATATATAATCTTTCCACATTACCTGGTCCTCCTATTTATAAGCAATTATTCTTCCGTGTTTATATGCTTCTGCAAACTCTATTAGAGCTTCCGACTTCATCCGTTGTATACTTCTTTCTGAATAACCCACTTCACGGCTAATTCTGTAGTTTGAGAAGCTGTCTGGCACACAGAAGCTGTAGTAGAGTATCTGACGACTAATCAGACTAAGAGCCATCAAAGCCGCTAGAATCGCATCTCTCTCCGCTTCTATATCCATCATCTGAATGATCGCGTCCTCTGCCTTATTGCCGTGCTTCGGTGCCTTCGGCATATCCGTAATAATCGGCGACTTAATATCTATCAAAGAGCGACCTGCCATCCGCTCCAAACGTCGAAAGTTCTTCAGCACATCTCTCGCATTACATCTTGTCTGTTTGAAATCTACCTCTCGTAACAATTTCATCAAGTCAAACCGCTCCTTTATGTGATATAATAAACTTGTTGGGTTTATTGAATCAGTCGGAGCGATCCGGCTTTTTTATTGTTTTATCTGTTTTAACTGTGCTAAACTTTTCGAGTAGTGAGGTTACGCTCACTATCCATATACATGTTGAGCTATCTGGCGGAAAACAGATGGCTCACTATTTCAATATTCTGCTAAGGACAGCCAGTGGTCGGCTGTCTTTTTTATATTTTAATGAGAAGCCTTACTTATTTTTTTATCTTTATTACGAAAAATGATATTATCTATTGATAATAAAGCGTATAGGAGATGGTTGAGTGACTATGTGGAGCATGCTGTTATTTTGGATTCCCGTTTGTATTGGTATCGTCGCATTTTGTTACTTTGTCAAACACTCTAGAACAAATAAGCTCCTCATGTTATCTTTTTTACCTATAGTATTTTTTATTGTACAAATTGTTAAATATACCTATATTGAATCGCAAGAAATATTCATTTTTTATGTGGTAGGTTTATTTATCTCTGTGGTCTTTTTCATAATGATACTTTCCTATTTTTATAAAAAATAAATTTTTCTCTTAGAAGTACATTTTTTCGCTGTTTATATAGCCTTCATATCCACTAATCGAACAACTGCAATATTCGATTTGCTCTTCGCTAGCTCTTTGTCACAGTCCATCGTGTTTTCAATACGAATGATTGCAGAATGATTATAGACGTGTTCTACATATCCTCTGAACGGATAGATGAACCCTTCTGCTTCGCAGCGAACCATGTCACCGACTTTGACTTTTGGTTTCTTACGTGTTTTAGGATTCTTTGTCGGCATGTCTAGCATTAAACCGCCGATACCATGACTACTAGCGTAAAATCCGTCTTTTAGTTTCATTACTCTACCCCCTCATGATCGACAGTGACCAGTTCATATACTTGCGTTAATCCACCAAGTCGTCGTGAAACTTGGTTAGCTTCTTCGAGATTATCAAACCATCTTGCGCTTTGGAGTATGTCTACAATGGATAATGTGTTAGCGCCTATAGAACGTTCATCACTTCTGTAAAATTGATTTCCAAACTTTACTACATAAATCTTCATTCTGTATCCTCCCATTTAATATCTAGTATCGAAATTCCAAACTTACGAATAGCATCACTTGCATCAGCAACACACTGACTTGCCACTTTATATGTTTCTTCTGCTGAAATTCCATATTCTTTTTCAAACTTTGTCTTTAGTACATTCAGTTCCCGTTTTCTTAGTTTTGTTATTCTGCGATGTCTGTTGTTCATTTTTCTTCACCTCTGTTTTGTTTTCACCATTTCTTTGTTGAAAACCCGCAACGTCTATACTGTTTAATTCGTTTCTTAGGTCTTTCTAGATCAACCAGAATAAATCTGTCGGATATATGATAATCTTCTATTACAGCCGTATACATTGGATTCGAAACCGAGTACCATGATCTTTTTTTATCAAACTCATCCGCATCATCTCTTGTAATTTCTATCATGTTAGCAGACATTAGATAGCTCTCTTCTTCTACCTCGAATGGGTAGGAATTTGTATCCCAGCTTCGAGGAAACCTGGCCAAATCTCTTTTTAAATAAACTTGAACATTCATTCCGCTTCCTCCTCAACCGTCCAAGCATTTGTAAATTTCTCTAAGCTTATTAGTTCATCTTCATTTAAATATCCGTAACCATATAAGGATTCTAAAAGGTCTTCTTTTGAATAGCCTCTAAAATCAAGTCTGAGACCGCTTAGGATGTATACAAAGGTTTTATTTCCATAAAACTTGATTGTGTATGTTTTCATCCCTCTTCCTCCTGTTCTAATCCCCATTGAGCGAATGCTGATAGGACTTCATATTCTTGTTTACAATCCAATAGTTTATAAGCTTTGCGTACTTTATTAGGTAATTTTCCTAATAAATTTTTATCAGAAAAAGCATTAACAGATAATATTGGTGCTTCTCTAGTTAAAATTGTCTCGCTTTTCAACCACTCCAACACGATTTGCTGGTTGTCGTTGAGTTGATATGGATCTTCTATTTGTCTTAAATCTTCCAATTCAAGTTGTAGATGACTGATTTGAACCATTTTAGCTTGCTCAACAATTGGAAACCCCAATCCCAAACTATCTTCTAAATTTTGGAGTTCGCTTTCTTTCTCAGATATGAGTTGTTGCAAACTTTTCATCCTTCCGCCACCTCTTCCACTGGCACAGCAAATGGCCAGTATCTTTCATCAATTGCTTTTATTTCCGCTTCTGTTAGCTGATAAGCAGATTTTTCCCAAGTACACAGCGAGCGACTAGTATCAAAACAGAAATCATTTCTGTTATTAAATTTCTTGATAAGATATAAGTCACCAATAATAACTTCATACAACGGCTCTTTCTCAACCTCGTAGCCGTTGTATAGGCTCAATAGTGTTTCATATGATTGTCTCGTTGCCCAAGCGAGTAATTCTTCTCCTTGTTCTTGCGTCACTATGCCATCTCGTACAAACCAATCACATAAATAATATGAATCACCATCTTTAGATTTGATTAAATACGCTATTTTTTCAGCTTTTGTTAAATTATCGGTACTTTTTTCGATCCAATCCGCCACAAACTTCGGCACAACTGACTTCTGCGGTTCTTCTATTTGTTTATTCATTACTGTTCCTCCAATAACTCGCTATTCTCCCAAATATTTCCAATGACTTCGTATTCCACAGGAATAACGGATGAATACCCCATTCTTGTATAAACATTGAATCCGATGTAATAAACAAGATCACCAAAATCCTCTTCATGCCTTTGTTCCCCAAATGTCACTATTTTTTTCATGCCATCTGCAAGAACGATATCTCCTTCAAATATCTCCACACCATTCTTATCTTTCAGTCCTGTGGATTGCATAAGCACATATTTATCTGGAGCCATTTCAGCATGAGTGATCAACCTTCCTGCTTGCCCATATTTCATTTCTTGTCCAATTGTTTTACCTTTAAATGGTGTGTACCACGCTCGAAATCTCGGTATCATTTGCTGTCCTCCATGTATTCGTCTAATATCTCTCTATACTTTTCTACAAATTTGAAACGATCTTGATGAAGTTTCTTGCTCCAATTTGTTTGCCGATCCAGCTCACGCATCTGATCGAACCCTTTTTGAATTTCGTTGTAATAAAATTCAATGTTTGCCGCTGCTTTCCAATGCCTGCTACTTCGCACTCCTGCTCCTGTTTCAGCCATTTCTAACTTAACTAATTCAGCTCGTTCTTTTGATTTTTTATCTTTCTGAATCTTCATCATGATTTTCTTGAGGATGATATCACTGTATTGTGTAATGAGATCCATTTTTTCTCCTCCACATACCTAAACCGTCTTCCTTTTGAATCAATATCCATATTCTTCGCTCTATCCCAGATGATGTTTTTGCTCAGACCAGTAATTTCAGATAACTGTTCAGCAGTACCTGTTACTAGAATTCGATCACCATGCCAAATTGCAATTTTTCTCGGCGTTCTCCGTTTGGTTTTTTCAGCCCACATTGATTTGCCGAGCTTTTGGACTTCTGCAACTATTTCTTTGTCTTCTTGCCAATTCTCAGAATGTGTCAGTTCGATGATTCGTTTCATTGTTGCTTTCTTATCCACGCTCATTCCTCCAATCTACGAATTTCCCTTCTTAAATTCACTATGTGTAAATCGATTGCCTTTCTCGCCGTTTCATTGACCATCACTGCCTTTGTTCGTTCCAGATCGTCAATTTCACGTTGAATGCTTCGAATACGCATTTGAATCACTTCTTCTGTTGTCATGATGGACCACCTCGTTAAAAACGCTCTTCCTTGAACGTATTCCGATATTTTTTAGCTAATATCAACGGCACTTGATATTGATGACAGAACAACTTTGCCTTGATCTTAAAGTCTTTTGTCTGCATTCCTTTGACATCTACGACTTTGACAAGCTTGCCGTTTTTATAAAATGTGAAGTCAGGAATATACTCGATCTTGCGATACTTCTTTCCGTCTAGTTCAAATTTCGGCATTAGCTCAAATCGTTCCTGAAGTTTTACTTTCCAGCCGTTCGCTTCCGCTTGCCACAAGGCTAGATCGTAATACTCTGCTTCTGCGATAGAATCAAACTTGATACCTCGATGAACAGTCTTTTTATTACGGTATTTATTCATGCGATACTACCTTTCACTGGTTTTATACGCTTGTCTGCTGTTTGTTGGAATTTCAGCGCATAACCTTCTGAATTCTTAAATATCCTAGAAACAATTCTTTCGCCGTAGGCTTCTCTTAGTTCAGGACCAGATAAGTTTGTTGTGATGATCGTTGCCTTGTTCTGTCTGGCTTCTAAGAGCGTGTTTAACGTGTTGTTTGTAAACTGCCTACTATTTGATACCCCACTACCTAATTCAGCTCCAATATCGTCAAAAACCACCAAATCAGTTGTTTTAATATCGGCTATAAGCGATCCTTCAATTTCTTTTCTCAGTTCAGCATTGTTATAAGAAAACTTTATTTGCTCTAATAATTCTTGATAGCTTATAAAAAGTATTTTCTTGTCATAATTTGAGCGCTCAAGTATTTCCCAAGCTGTAGCCATTGATAAGTGGCTTTTCCCGCTTCCTGATTTCCCTGATAGAATAAAATGTGCAGGATGGTTCAGCAGAACCTCATTCGTATAGCTTTTTGCTTTTTCTAAAGCGATTTTTGTTTCTTGATCCACTACGTGATAATTTTCCATTTTGCATTTAAACAAAGTTTTATCTGTTAATACCGAACCATTTTGAAAAAAACTCAACGCTCGTGCTTTTAAGCTGTCGTTATATATCCGTTCGGTCTGTATATCCTCTTTCACACGTAACGCTTTATAACCACAACTCATGCATGTGGGTTTACAACGTTCTGAACCATCCTTATTTTTAGCTCGCCAACTATACAAAGGTTCGCTACATTCTGGACATTTTCCGCTTTGCACTAATACTCTTCTTATTAGCTTCTCCATAGCATTTGCTAGGCTTTCCATGTGATGCATCTCCTTTTTAAATTGGCAAGTCGTCATATTCACTAGGATTGCTGTACTGTAGTTTTTGACTTTGCTTTTTATGATTCTTCTTGTCTGCTTTGATTTCGAATTTGAGCTTCTCAAATTTTTCTCTCAATTTCTTAGCACTTCTAATATTTCCAAACCAAAATTCATTTGTAGGTAGCCAATTGATCACATACTCAATCGCTTCTATAGAGGCTTTATCTCTTTCTTCCATCAACCTGATTGTGTCTGCCCATTTTTCGATATCTACTTTATTCATTTCTTTTGGAAAATCTTCAGTTAAATTACTTTGCAACTTTTTAGCAAGGCGTAAGTGTTCGTCAGAATACTTACCTTTCTTTTCTTCTTTATCTATATCTTTATCTTCTTCTATATCTTTATCTGTACCGTCACGTGACGTCACGCTAACGTCATTTTCCAATTTGAGACGCTCCTGTCTCTTTCTTTCCCTGTATTTACGGTTTCTTTCAGCATTTTTTAGCCTTACTTTATCCATACCCTCGATATTTTGATGTTTTTCCCAATTACTGATGGCAATTAGTCCATCACTGCTTAGATCAATCATGTTGAAATTTGCCAATGTAGTTAGCGCTAAGCGAACCGTATTTACGTTTTTGCCAAACAATGTAGCAAGCATTTCTTCGGTATAAGGCATGTTCCTCTGGATATATATCAGACCATCGTCGTTAGTCTTTCCTGCTAAAACTAGTAATCGAATCCATATAACGATGATGGCATCCGACTCAGGAACAGCTTGGATTAATCGTATTTTTTCATCGTCAAACATAGTAGTTTTAAGTTTGATCCAACTTATCTCAGCCAAATTTATCCTCCTATCCTTAACTTTTTAATTGTTTCCTGGTTTAACTTGATCCCTTTGATTTGATATTTATTTTTGAAATTGATCACACCTATCTTGTGTTTCTCCGTGTGATGAATCCTGCAGAGTGCTGCAAATGTGTACTCTGAATGATCAACTTCTTTGCGCTTTCGTCTTCCCAGCGCTTTGTCAAAGTGATCAATATCAGCTCCTGTTTTGCCACAGATGCAACAAACTCTTTTTGTAATGCATTTGTAGAAGTAATAATCTTGATTCGCTGGTAAAATCTCATAGCCTTCTTTGAAAGGAATATGATGTTCAAAGATGAAATCTAAGATGATATTTGCTAAGACATTGGCATCACTCACAGTTGTATTCGATTCGTCTTTCAGGCTTATTTCGCGCCCTGTGACACCTTCAAAACGGAAGTAGAAGAATTCCTTCCAGAAGTCTGTTGGCATGCCTGTATCGATGAAAATATCACCTATCAGTGCATAGATGAAGTTTCGTTGCTGTACGGTGAACCGACGTGGATCAATAAAACGAATTTCAATGACTCGATCGCCATCATATCCGTCGTACATCGTCTTCAAACGTTCAATGTTCACTTCCTCATTGATGGTTGCGCCTATGTCTTTCCCTTTGAACTTTTTCAGAACCGCTGAATATGAATCAATCAATGGTTTAAACACTCATATCACTTCTTATCTAATTCTTTTCTCTTAGCTGCTATTGCTCGCTCCATCAAGGCGCATTGCTCATAGCTTAACTGTTCAATAGTTTCAACGTTATCAGCTAAGAGCCCTAATTTATCTGTCTGCTCATTAACATATTCAATTAAGGTTTTGGTCATATCTTTACCCATCTGCTCATTGAAAGCTTCTAGAATCGTCTCTAGCATGTTTAATTTCTTTGTATCGATTCTAGGTGGTGTTGGAATATCTTCCCCTTGAAATACATATAATCCCAGTCCGTGTAGAGCCAATGCTTTCACAAAGCATCGCTTCAATGAGTTATTGATTTGCATTGCATTTGGTTTAACAACTGGTTGGTTTCGATAATCTAAAACAGGAAATAACTCGGTTTCCGTGTGTCCTTTAACCGTTACTGAGACAGATACATAAGTCCCTGTTTCATCCATAAGAAAAGGTTTATATTCCTCAACAAGAAAGTCTTGATGAGTTCCAGAAACAACCCTGTAGTGTTTATACTCATTAATAGTTACCGTTGCCTGTGGATCATTCTTTTTCATAATCTCCCACGCGTGAGCCCAAGATAAATAATCAAAATTTCCTTTTTTCTTGAGAATTTTATTTAACTTACGACTAAAAAGTTTTTCAAAGTTCGTTGTCCCTTTGATTTCACTCATCAAATTCTGCCTCCATTTCAGCAATGTATTTCTTACCTGATCCGTAATAAGAGATATCAATCAAGTTATCTCTGTCGTACTCTTCTAGCGCATCAATCAAGCCATCTTCGATGACATAGATGTATTCAGGTTTTCTTGGCTGCTTCCATAGATGGATAAGGTAGACATGTCCCCAAATACTCACAAAATTGCCCAAATCGTCTTGATCACATGCTAGTTCTTCATCTGTCAAAAGATTTCGTCTGATTTTTCGGTTGTTTGTTTCCTTGATATTCGATTTGCCCCAACTAGGATCAGTCAAATATTGATCTAGAGTGGAAAGTTCTTTTTTCATGTGGTAACATCTCCTTAGATGTATTTTCTTTGTGACTCATTGCTTTGGTCGGCTGAGTCACTTTTTTATTTGTTGCCATGCCTTTTTCTTGTCGATTTGTTGTTGGCTTAGGATGATTGGTTTATTGTGTCTCCACCAGCGATTAGCAATTACCGTCCCGATTCTTAGCGCTTCAGCTCTATTCATTTTCATCACCGAAAAGTCTTTGTTGTCTGTTCAGTTGATCGATTTCCATGCGGATCGCAGTTTCTGGTAACCACATTTCAATAAATGAAACAGCATCATCGAATCTCTTACGAGGTAACTCGCCATATCTTGGGATTGAAAAGGTACGTTTAAATTCAGACCAAAATTTTGAGAATACTTTTTTGCTGATTTCTTCATAAGCTCGGCTTTCTTTACCTCCTAAAACTTCCATAACTTTCATATTTCCTTTTTGCTTAATTTCAAACTCTTGTTGTCCGCTAATTCGCATAGTATCTTTAAGCATGGAGACATCTTTTTTTACACCTTTCATTTCTTCTAATTGGTAGATCATCATGTCTTCAATCGTTTGAGGAACAGTATTTTTACGAATGACATCTTCCATCTCGTTGAATGCTTCAATAAATTTGAGTTTGAAACTTATTGCTTTACTTCCAGTGAATCCCATAGCTAACAAGGAAAATCCATCTCTATTCATGAAAAAAACTCTCCGACTTCTCCCATACGTGTCCGGCTCGTTTCCTTCTACAAACATCTGCTCAAAATTGAGCACATCTTCAACATTGGCCGAATTTTCGACCGATCTTTTTACTGATTCAATTGCTTCTAGCACATGCTTATGTTTCTTTTCGAAAGCTTCAGCTACTTGCAAGCTCGTAGTCACAGCTTCTTTATTTTTCAAAATTACTAATTCTTGCATTATTTCTTCTCTCCTTTTGGTATAATTTAGGTAAAAACTGGATGGTGAAAAAATGAGTTTCGATAACACGATCACAATTTCGATTATCCTAGCTTTAGTAGCTCTTATATCCCCTTGGATTACAGCGGTTATAAATAATAAGCATGCTGAATCGATGAAGGATAAAGAAATTGAATTACAAAAACACGATTCAAAAACCCAAACAATACAAACAACTTTCTCAACATTTCTCAACAATGTGGGTATTTGTATTGGTAGTAACACTGATAAAAATATATCTGCTGTAAAAGCATCAGGTTATGCAGTCCTGCCATATATTCAAAATGAAGATATAGAGGTTATGAAAATTTTCTTAAGCCGTTTTGGTTACGGCAACACTAATGCAGAACAAAAATCTCTTGAAACTTATTTGATTGACAAAGTATTACCTATTTTGAATAAATCATTAGAAAAACTGTAAGCATTAGACATACTAGAACCGCATAGGATGTATACCAGTATTCGCCGCGTTTTCTCATGTAGTTATTTCCTAAAACGGCCACGAGATAAACACCTAATAAACAGAACCACACTTTAGTCAGCCCCCTCGGTTGGCTTTTTCGCTCTGTACTCAGCTTCATCAAGCCCCATAAAAATCCAAACCATGTAAACGATCGTGCCGATTAATGCTTGTCTGCTTCCCCAAAGTCCTAAAGCATAGACGATTAGGGGTGCGCTAAATACTAATGCTCTGTTGAATTTACCCATGTTTTTCCTCCTTTTAGATACTGATACAAAGCGATACTACTAAACCTCCACTCTCTGCCAACTTTCGCTGCTGGAATCTTTCCAGATTCGGCATCTTTAGTCAGCGTGCGTGTTGTGGTTTTTAAATATTCCGCAGCTTGCTTTGTATCCCATACTTCATTTGCAATCTCAGATTCTGCCAAAGAAGCTTTGAGGTCTGAGAGGTTAACTAAAGCTAGTTGCTCCATTGGTTATTTCCTCCTGTATTTATAATTCGTACATTGCAATAATCGAATCGATAACTTCGTTTGCGTAAGCCGATGTCTTTTCCCCTTCTTTCATGTGAGTGCCATCTTGCCAGACACAGTGGACTTTGATTCCGTTGGGGTATATTGTTGTTGGCATTAGGAAGCCTTCTTTAAAACAATTCGATATTTGGCAAAATGTCGTGTTCTTTCAAAAAGTTGTATAGAAACAAATGACCTTTTTGCGTCCACTTCATAATCGGTTTTAGATTGTCCGTCCCTTGTACTGGCACCATTTCGATATGTGTGTATCCTTCATTTTGATATTTTGCATACAACAGCCACGCCTTACCTTGTCGGTATTGGATACCAAAATCATGCAGCAACTTGTTCATTTGGATTGCGCTCATACCATAGTTTTTAGCGATAAAACTGATTGGCGTAACGCTTTTATTTGCTAGGATAATGTCGTGATAATTTACCTTGGGCTGCATTTCAGCCACCTTTTGTTCGGCAACCAATCGCAACGTGCGTTCTTCTTTGAGTTTGGTTGCTACTTCGATTAGCAAGTCTGGATTGTTAAGTAGTTCATCTGTTGCGTACATGCCGTGTTTTCGGATTTGAGGTAGGACTTCGCTTGTTACCCAGCGTTTGAATTTCTTGGCTGAGGGTAAATTGCTTCCGAAAATCAAATCATAAATTCCACTTTCATTTATTAAAGTTGGATACTGATTTCTTCCTAATTTATCTTTAAAAGATGGGGTGGTGTTTTGGCGCCCTATAATTTTGTCTTCATCTTCAACATGTTGTTTCAAAGCATTGTTTGAATCTTTGAAGCCTAACGCTGTCGCCACATCTTTACCTACAAAATATGGTTCATCATTTACTAAAATAGTCCGAACTTCATTATGTTCGAAATTAAAAATTTGTGGTGTATTCATATTTTACTTTCCTTTCTTGTTTTTATCTCAAATAGAGATATTTGATTTTAAAAAAATAATTCTGATACTTTTTTGTTAAAGCTTTTTGCCAAAATGTACATTTCATAATCATGGAATGGATACTCGCCTTTTTCTTTTAACTCATATTGACGTCTTTCCAAACCAATCAAATCAGCTACGTAAGATGTAGTCCATTCATTTGCAAGCCTAGCTTTTTTGAGTTTTAACTTCGGCTTCAAAAACTCAACTCTTAAGTTTTTCTTTTTTTCCATCGTACTCATGTAATCGCCTCCTTCATTTGATAAATCAATAATATCTCAGATTGAGATATGTGTCAATAGCTTTTTATCACTTTTTGAGATATTTTTATTTACACGTTTATCGCAATGTGATATTGTTATCTCATGAAGGAGGTGCCTTTAATGAAGAAAAATATTTTAGGTTCGGTTATAAAGGACGCAAGAAAAAAGAAAAAACTTACTCAAGAACAACTTAGTAAATTAACTGGCTACAGTCAAAATACTATATCTAACCATGAAAACGGAAACCGATCCCTAGATGAAGATAATATCAAAACTTATGCAACGGCTTTGGATTTAACTCCGGACGATCTTTTTGAGGCGTTAGATATTAAAAATTCTCTAGAAAACAAAATGATGAGTATCGATAAAAAACAAACTAAAATAGATAATTTATTAGATTTGTATAGCCAATTGGAAGAGTCTCGCCAAACAAAAGTCTACAACTTTGCGGAATATCAATTGAGAGAACAAAACAAACATCCGAAAACTACAATTGAAATTCGAGGTTATGTGTCCGCTGGAACAGGTGAATGGCTAGAAGATGAAATTGTGGACGAAGTAAGTTATGAAGGCGTGATACCTGAACATGATTTCGCAGTTAAGGTAAACGGTGATTCAATGTTACCGCTTTTCGAAGATGGACAAGTTATCTTTATTAAAAGCACATCAGATGTGCGTGATGGTCAGATAATCGTATGCCAAGTAAATAATGAAGCGTTTGTTAAAAAACTGTCAGGTAACAAGCTAGTGAGTTTAAATAAAAAGTATGAGGATATATCAATCTGTGATACAGATGATTTTAAAATTTATGGCGTAGTCGTTTTATAAAAAAATACCCCATTCGAAGGTACAACTTCGGCTAGGGTAGATGAACTATATGGGATATGGCTAATCCCCGTAAAAGAAAATATTAAGGAGGATTAAAAATGGGATTTTGGGATTCTGTTAAATCTGGAGCTAAAGATATCGCCAGACAAACATCATTAGAAAACATGATACAAAATAATAAGGAATTATCTACAGATGAGGTAAAAGAATTCATTGAGTTTAGTAAAATGACTCCAGACGAAGCTATTGCAAAGAAACCGGCTCGCTATTTCAAGTCTACTAATAGATACGGCGAAGTTGAAATTGATTCTGTTAAAAAATTATTTCGAGTTAAACTCAATGTCTATACATTCGATGAATTAAATAGCTATGAGCTTTTGGAAAACGGCAGCTCCGTTATGAGTGGTGGATTAGGAATTGGACGGGCTGTTGTCGGTGGCGTCCTTGCTGGCGGCGTCGGTGCTATTTTAGGAGGAGTTACAAAGAAAAAGAAACAAAGAAATCATGTTGACTCTTTGAAAATCATGGTTACATTTAAGAATAGAACTCCTCAGTCAGTAACTTTAGACTACATCAAGAAGAAACAAGAAAAAGACAAAAAATACGAAAAAGCGTTAATGAAGGCAAAAGAAACAATGGCCGGTTTTGATTATATTGTTTCTGAATTAGAAGTTGATAGGCATGATGAATTCGTCAGTTCTACAAATGTGCAAAAAGAACAACCGACTACTTCAGCAGATGAGATTCGTAAATTTAAAGAGTTGCTTGACGAAGGAATTATTTCGCAAGAGGAATTCGATGCTAAGAAAAAAGAATTACTAAACCTATAAAATACGCACGCCCTCTCCCCTACCAAGTTTGAGTGACGTGAGATATTAGACCTATATAGTAGGCTTCTTTATAGTACCTATTGTATCAGAGAAAGCGAGCTGATTCAATTATGTCAGAAGTAACAGGATACTTAGAGCAAGTAGACAATGAAACATATAGACTAAGAGCTGTATTAGGGTACAAACCTGATGGCTCGGCAAAAAGAAAAAGCAAAACTATAAAAGCAAGTAGTAAAAGAGCGGCATATAAAGAATTGAACATCTGGTTAGAGCAATTCGAAGGAATGACCGATGATTCGTTGGATTTATTCAATATAACTTTTGGTGAATTTTATAGAAAAATATGGCTTTCAGAAGCCGAAAAAAATTTAGAGCCAAAATCTTATCATAACTATAAGCGAATGATCGAGAATAGATTTCTTGATAAATTTGATTTTATCCCTCTAATCGATATCAAACCATACATGATAAAGAAAATTGTTGTTAATGCTCAAAGAATCAATACAAAAGATCCTGGGAGAAACTCTGATAAACCTTTATCAAGAAATACAAAGCTTCGTATGTTATACGCCGTTAACAACTTATTTTTGATGGCTAAAAATGAGTACGGAGCAATTAAAGAAAACCCTGTGGAAAATGTAAAAATACCAAAAGAAAAAGGCGTAAAAAAGAATATCGAAGAACCTTATTCGGAAGAAGAAATTCATGCAATGCTAAAAGCAGCATTTGAGGAAAGCATAGAAATTAAAACTTTAATTGTTCTAGCATTTATTACAGGAGCAAGACAAGGAGAAATTGCAGCTTTAGAAGAACAAGATATTGACTTTGATAAACAAGAAATAAGATTTCATCAGCGGATTTCAGAAGTAGATGGAAAATCAGATATTCGGTTGCTTCCAGGTTTGAAAAATGATGATGATGAAAAAATAGTAACCGGTCCTGCTTATCTATTTGATATGTTAGATGAATTAATCAAAGAGAATAAAAAAATTCGTTGGAAATTAAATATAAAGAAATTAAAACACTATTTTATATTTGATACAAAACAAGACGGAACTTTGCCACGTGGAAGTTATCTGTATAAGAAGTTCAAACGATTCACCAAACGTCGCAATTTGCGTCACATTCGTTTTCACGACATTAGACATACATCAGCTACCTATTTGCTTAGTGACCCTAATATGACTCCAAAAGAGCTTCAAAAACGATTGGGACACCGAGATTTTAATACTACAATGAATGTTTATGGCCATGTCTTACGCAAAGAAAAAGATACAGCAACTACAGCGTTTGAAAACCTATTAAAAAAAGATATAAAATAACACTAAAAAATTATATTTTCGGGTATAAACTCGGGTAGGATATATAAAAACTTGGGATAATTTGCGGTATATAAGCATGTAAAAATGCTGTAAATTCGCTTATCTTCATTTAAAATACCATTAAATAACGAACTCTTAATCAGCGGGTCGCGGGTTCGAGCCCCTCACGGCCCATTGGGTGCCAAACCCACGTCATCAGTACATTCTTGGCTACTTCGGTAGTTTCGAAAAGAATGTACGTGATGACATTTTTTGTTTTTCGGGTATGAAATTCGGGTATGTATCTTAATATTTTATTTTTTAATAACATCCTAATCAGTCAATAAACCTGTAGATTATCACAGTATGTACTTCCCCTCCATTTTGAGGGGAGATATCATTGTAGAATATTCAAATAAAAATTATTTAGCAACAAAATACTATTTTGTTAAAGAAATTTAAACTAAAAAATGCATCTATTTTCCTGTATGTTCAGTCACGATTTCTTGTGATCTGTTTGCTGTGTCTTCTACATCGCTTTTGGCTTTTTCCAGTTTTTCAATATAATTATTCAAATTACTGTTTTCTGATTGCGCTTTTTCTAGTTTTTGTTCAGTACTTTGCAATTGGTTTTTAATAGTATTTTTTTCATTTGACAATTGATTAATTTGTTGATTTAAACTATTAACAGTATTTTGAGCATCATTAAATTTATTTTGTTCTGTTTGTAAACGATTATTCCAATCAGTGTTTAATTGATTTATTTCAGCTATTTTTTGATTTATTTCATCAATTTTAGCATTGATTTCATTTTGTTTACCTTGCAATTCAGCATTTTTTCCTGATAATTGATTCTCTAAATTTGTTTTCTCTATAGTTAATTGATTTTTATCATTTTCCAAAGTCAACACTTTTTGTTTATATTCTTCAACGTTAGCCTTTGCTTGCTCAAGTTCTTGATTATTTGAAGATAATCGTGAATTTAAACTACTAATATTTTGCTCTTTATTTTCTAGTGCTTTATCTAATGACTCCAAATTATGATTGATTTGTTCAATATTATCTTCTCCACCCCATAACAAAATGTCATCGGCAAAGTTTTTCCCTGCGATCCCTGCTAACACTAATCCACCTATAATTAATCCACTTACTACAATTTTCTTATTCATATCATCATTCTCCTTAACATAAACTGAACTAATTATAGTTAATGATTTCACAATAAGTCAATTTAAATATATATTTTTTTATTTTATTTTTATAAATCTTTTCCTTAATTCGAATAAAGTCAGATGTAACTGCATACAAACATTTGAGAGTATAAAATATTTTGTGTAAATAGAAAAAAGGAAGTCCCTTCTGTAGAATAAAGTTACCACACCCATTCACAGAAAAGAGGACTTCCCTATGAACGATTTTATTACAGAACTCCTGCAGACTCTAGCCACCAAAGGTGATTTGAACGAGTTATTCCGCTCCCATCTGGAGCTGGCCGTAAACACGCTACTGCGGACGGAGCTGACGGCCTTCCTGGATTACGAGAAGTACGACCGGACGGTTATGAGCCGTCTGCTCTGACCAACTGAGCTAAGGGTACAGGTTGTTGCCACATAAAGCCATAAACAATCAACCAGTAGAATGTGTGACAACAAACCTGTTATCGCATATCTTGGAGTGTGACTATTTATGAGTGATAATGAAGCTATGCGATAACATCACTATTTTATCGAATGATTTTTATAGTTGTCAATATAGTTATGTAATGCTCCTCAACGAGGAGCTTGTTAAAGAACAAAAGTTCCTATTGTAAAACAAAATATATGCTAGGTATAATCTAGGTATAATTAAGAAAAAAGAAAGGAGTTGCTTTAGTGGACTCTAACAGTCAACATTCTGACGACAGCTCTTTACTTGTCACTGATAAGTACACACATGACTTAACGAGCGTCAAATCACATTTTTACAATAATAACTATACTCCCGACAATATAAAAAAAGTTTTTAATAAAAACTTTACTGTTGATCTGGACGATATAAAGCAACTTAATGCTTTAGTAGTTGAAAAATGTAAAATACACAAATCAGAGGGATTCTTAATTGATGTTAATTTACGTTTTTCAAATCGCAAACAACTACATTTTGGTAGCTGGCTTGACTTTGAACGCTACACTTGGGACGATGAACCATCTACATTAATAAATATAACTTTGTCTTGGAATTTCAATGCAGTATTCGAAGGGATATCTACTCCTCAACCACAAAAGCTGATAGTTAAGCTTTCTAACGGTATGCGTCCAGAAGAAATGCTTAATATTATTTTTTCTGGAGACATAAACGAAGTTTCAGAATTAGAAAATAATTATTTTCCGGTTGTTGCCCAGGTTATTTTCACTAATAGGACTTTTGGAAATGAATTAATTGATTTAGTAGGTAAATGGACAGATAACCTACGAAATTCATCTTTTAAAAACAATTCGCTTGTCTTTAAACTAAAAAAAAAT